CCGAAAGCGATGACGGCAGCAAGCTCTATGTAGATGGGAAGGAGCTGCTCAACAACGACGGCGACTATGCCCGCATCGAGATCGAGCCCGAGCGCGATACCGCGATCCTGCAATACACGGGCGGCACCACCGGGATCTCGAAAGGGGCGATGCTGAGCCACGCCAACCTCTACGTGAACACGCTGCAGACCGCGCTCTGGATGTCCGACCTGCGCCAAGGCGACGAGCGCATGATGGGCGTCCTGATTACGCCGCTCGCCCTCCAGCTACGCATCACGACGCCAGCGACAGCGCACCGCATCTTCCGTGACTACATCGAGGCGCTCAACCAAGACCCCGATAAGTACGTCATGCCGCCAGCCGACGAAGAACGCGGCCCCGCCATCACCGCCGAAGAGGCGATATCCGCTGTGCTGAGTGGCGAGATCCCCAACGGCACGCCCGTCGAGCCGATCGCCGACCACCTGCGCAAGCTCGTCGAGTTCCAGCAGTCCGACGACTTCGGCCACGTGGACACCCGCGAAGAGCTAAACATCTGGCGGTTCTACATCGCCAGCGTTCAGCAACGATTCCAGCAGGAACAGCGCCAACAACAACTGGCCGCCGCCGCCCAACAACTACAACAGGGCATGGCTGGCGGAGGCGGAGGCGACGCGGGCACCGGCGACGCTGGCGGCGTCCCGACAACACTCGACAGCGACGTTGAGCAACCGTCGCCGTCGAACGGCCTCGACAGCGGCACCGTCGAACCGACGGGCGGCGCCGATGGAGCCTAGCGATGAGTACGCGATGCACGACGGCGATATTCAATAACGACGACCTCAACATGCACCTATATCATGAGATGCACGACGGCGCGTATCACCTTGAGGTGTACGTTAAAGTAACCGACGGCGAGTTCAAAGGTGAAAACACAAACAGTTGTATCAACATCGTCGTACCGTTGTGCATGGTCGAGCCGTTGAAGCAGTTGATGGAACCTAGCGATGCCCAATGAGCCGACGCCGTCACCAGTGCGCGCTGCTACCGCCGCCGCGCCGTCGTTCACGAAGCGCGGCAGCAGCGATGACGCCGTCTGCGATCATTGCGGTACTGCGATCCGATTCACCGGCAACCCGACGTTCGGCAGCGACATCGACGCCCACGTTTGTACGACGCCCAACGGCAGCGAGCCATCGGGAGACGTATCGTGACCATCAACCGCAGTGATTACGACGAGTTACAGCGACGACGCGGCAAGGACGAGCGTGCGCGCACCGTCGAACAGCAGCGACTGACACACCTCGTCGGCGTAGCGGCCAGCGAACTCGTCAGCGACCCGCGCTGGAACATGTTCTGCGAGCACGTCGAGTCGCTGCGCCAACGCCACGACAGCGAGGCGACAGCGGCAGCGACAGCCATCGTCGATGACGGCCCCAACATGACCGATGCCGAGCTGCGCGGCGCCTTCGTGCGACACGCTCGCCATCGTGGCCGTGCCGCCGCGTTGACAGACGTACTTAACCTTGTTAGTGTGCTGGTCAATAGAGGCGAGAAAGCGTTCGCCGAGATGACGCAACTGACGCGCGACGCAGCCAATGAAGCGTCGCAGCCGTCGAAGGGAGCCGTCAATGTCGAATAGAACGGGCCGTTCGGGCACTCCTGGTAACAGTACCACCTACCGCAGCGTCAACATCATCACGTCCAATCCATTAGCATTGCAGCCTGCTAACGTCGCGTCACGCAAGAACGCATCGCGACCGTCAACCGGCACCATACGTCGTCGGGGCAACGGCCCGTTCGAACTACGTCGGCGCGGCTAACGACGCCACGACGAGACGCCTCATGGCCGAACAGCAACAGCTACGACTCAAAGACATCGCAACCGACGTGACCACCGTCAAGTGCGCCGTCGAGACGTTCGTCGGTACTGACGGCCAACGCCCATCCAAGCACTATTTCGAAGAGTTCTACGATCGCCAGGGCGCGTATATCGTCAAGGCAATCGTGACGTATCGGTTTACCGACGACGACGTCAATCACGCCGACAGCGGCGTCGACAGCGGCAACCAGCCTACTACTACCGTCAGCACCGTCAGCGGCTAGATCCTAGCCGACGACCCCCACTACTACGTTCGCTCGTGCGTTCGCCGTCACAATGGCGGCGCGGCAACGTCAGCCTATCGACGCGGCGCCTATCATGGTGCCAGAAGGGGTGTAGCAGTTATGACCACCAAAGAAGACGACATTACACCGTTAGACGATGATCGCGATCTCGACGGCGACCCTAACGCCGACGCCAGCGACGTCAGCACCGGCGACGGCGCTGACAACGACCTGCGCGACGAAGGCGAGCCTGGAGGCGATCATCCTGGGTTTATTCGCGGTCGTAAGGAATACCGCCTGCGCAAACGCACCGAGAACACTCTCGCTGTGGAGCGTGAGGCGCGAATCCGAGCCGAAGAGCGTGCAGCGACGCTGGAGCGCGACGTCCAACGGCCCGCCGATTCAACCGCTGACCGCGCAGACGACGGCAATCGTCGCCTAACCGTGCAAGAACTCGACACCGATGTGAAGGAAGGCCGACGGTCCGTCGTGGAAGCGATGGACATCCTGAACAGCCAACGTGTAGAGGACAGCTTCAAGCAACGTGACGATGCAAACCGTAGTGAGGCGTCGGCCAGCCGCCAGCTTGACATCGCCAGCCGCGAAATCACCGCATACAAGGAACTGGCACCGTCGTTGGGGACCGGCGAACACCCGCGTTTCAAGGACATCGCCGGTGAGTTCCGTAAACTGCGTGGCGAAGGCCATCCCGACGACATCCGTACCGAGGTGCTCGCCATACGTACTGTGCTTGGCCCGCTCGACCGGTTCAAGAAGCGTACCGAACTGGCGGGCGGCGACCGGCGTCGGGCCGGTGCCAACCACGCTGAGTCTGGCGGCAATCGTGGCGACGGCGGTCGACGTCACAGTGACCCGAACGCGATGACCATCAAGCACGCCGACGGCAAGACGTACACCGTGCCACAAAAGTACGTCGAGCACTGGAAACGGCGCGGTTTCGATAAGGCGAACATGGAGAAGGAGGCGTCGTACCTGTCCGTCGGCCAACTGACGGTCTAGCGGCGGCGCAACGATCATCACCGTGGGTATCACAGCAGCAGTCCCGAAGTATCACCGCCTGGGCGAAGGTTTCAACAAGCGCGAACACCTCAAGGCGATGGAGCATTCTGGCCGTCGAACGAAGGCGCATGGGTATCAGTCGGCGGCGTCGTGGATCACCGAGAAGACGGACGGACGCAAGGGCATCCTGCTGTGCAAATGGTGCGATCATAAGTTTAACCCGAAGCGTAATAAGTACCGCAAGCGGTTCGTGCCGGACCCGTCGGGCGTCACCAGCGGTTTCATGGCGAACGGCATGTGCAACGACTGCAAGCAGCCGACCGTCAACTGCGGCGGCGGCACCTTCTACGTCGCTGAGGAACTCTGGGCAAAGGTCAGTATGGACCCTGCCGAGGCCCGTCGACGTTGGCGCCAACGCCAGCGCATGGGCGAAGAGCTATCACTGCTACGTAAGATCACGCAATCCAATTCGTCGCGTCGGCAGCCGTCGGCGCGCCTCAACATTACCGACAAAAGGAGAATACGCCCATGAGAGTATCAGGAAACATTCACGGCGTCGGCGGTGAGATCATACGTGAATACCATATCGGCGCGACGTTCGGGACCGCTGGTGTCATCGCGATGGCAACAGCCGCGACGCCTAACGGGATCATCCCGAACGCATCTGAGACCACCGCTGTTGACGTCGTTGGCGTCACGATGGGCACGGCGACTTACAGCGCCACGCCAGCCGTCGGCGCACTTGGCACCATCGAGGTGTCTGTGCGGCCCGACAGCATCGTCAACCTGCTGATGTCGGGCGGCGGCACCGAGGGTACGGCGCTGACCGTCATGACGAACACCGTTGCCGACGCATCCACGCCGGACACTATCACGTCGGGCGACGCACAAGCGAACAGCATGATCGGCGGCACCGTTTGGCGCCGTCAGCGCCACGACAACGAAGCGGGCCTGTCGGAGTGGCGTGTCATCAATGCACACACGGGGAACACTAGCGTCGGCTTCACGGTCGACCTCGAATACGGGATCGCTGTCAACGATCAGTTTCTTATGTGCCCGTTTACGCTGCTGCCTGGCGACGGTACTGACACGACTGACGGTCATGGGCAGGTGAACCTTACCGACGCCTACACCGAGGCCGACTGCACCGTAGCGAGCGGCACCGGCCTGCCGTGTACGGTGTATAACCTACGCCTGCGTGACACCAACAACAGCGAGGTCGAGGTCATTCTCGACGACCATATCTACCGTCTGCTGTCGACTTCAGCGCAGATCGTCTACATCAACTAGGCGATACCCTAGTGACGGCGATCATGATATCGCCACGGCGAGCGTAAGTGCCGAAGAAGATTACGCACCTCACAACGTTCTAGGAGGTAACAATCATGCTTAAATCAACCGACTTCGCGGATCTACTCGACCCGCGATTCCGGCGTATCTTCGACGAAGAGTACGCTCAAGTGCCAGACCGCGTCGGCGATTTCTATAACGTTATGTCAGCGTCGTTGCAGACCGAGCGGCTAAGCTCCGTCGGCACCACAGGCGCGATTCCGCAGTTGTCCGGCGCTCTCACCTACGACGACGTGTTTCAGGGCTACGATGTGGCGATCACGCCGTTGGAGTTCGCCAGCGGTATCCAGATCGAGAAGAAGCTATTCGACGACGGCTTGTTCAACGTCATCGACCAGAAGCCGCGCGCCCTCGCCGGTTCGCTGTTCAGGCTACGGCAGTCGCACGCGGTCAGGCCGTTCACCAACGCGTTCAGCGTGGACAGCTTTTTCTACTCGCATAGCGAGAGCGTCGCGATGTGCAGCAACAGCCACACAACAACGTCGAACGCATCAACAGCCAGCGGCTTCGATAACCTCGTGACAACTGCACTCACGGCGACGTCTCTCGCGGCGGCGCGCACCCAGATGGTGCAATTTCGCGGCGATCGCGCCGAGATCATCGGGATCATGCCCGATACGCTGCTCGTGCCGGTCGACCTCTACGAAACGGCGTTCGAGATTGTCGGGTCGCAGGGTAAGCCGACCGACGCCACCAACGCGGCCAACGTCCACTTCGGCCAGTACAAGGTCGAGGAGTGGATCTACCTGGCCGACACTAACGACTGGTTCCTGATGGACAGCCGGGCCATGAAAAACGGGCGCGGCCTTATCTGGATGGACCGTGACAAAGGCTCGTTTGCGTTCGTTGAGGACTTCGAGACATTCAACGGCAAGTGGCGCGTGTACAGCCGGTGGGGCAACGCGTTCGTGGATTGGCGTTTCGTGCTAGGCGCTCAGGTATCCTAGCGGCGACACGACGGCGGGTCGATGCCACGCGCGTTCGAACAGTGACGGCGGCGTAGCGGTTCGAAGGTTCGGACCATTACGACCGGCAACGACAAGGGCAAACTGATATGCGTGCCGAAGCGCGGTCACATAGTCAAGGGCAACAAGCGCGGCAAGTGACGCGCCTCACAACGGCGATCATGACGACGGCGATCATCGCGACGCCGACAGGAGCATAACCATGGCTAACCGGTTTCATACGTCGAACCCTCAACGGCGCGTGACAGCAGCGCCGACACCGTCCGTCGGCACGTCGGGCGGCGGCAAGCCGTCGGTGGCGACTCGTACGACCTCGTGGCGGCCAAAGCTGTCGCCGTCATCGGGGTCGATGAACCGTGTCGGTTGGCGCAAAGTGAAGCAGCACCCGACCGGCAGCATCTGACGGCCATCACGACTGACAACCGTCCGTAACGACCATCATAAGGAGCATAACCATGACCATCACACCATTTCCAAACGGCGTATCGAGCTTCGGTGTGCCGCTGTTGGGGTCAGGCCCGATCTTCACGACCGGCAACGTGTTTTTCGTCAATAGCGCCGGATCGCTGGCGTCGGATAACACGTCGAGCGGCACGGTCGCTGTACCGTTTGCCACACTCGACTACGCCATCGGTCGGACAACCGCGAACCAGGGCGACCACATCATCGTCATGCCGAACCATGCCGAGACGATCACCGGCGCGAGCGGGATCACGTTCGACGTCGCAGGCATTACGGTTATCGGGATGGGCCACTACAACCAGCGACCGCGCTTCCTCATGGACGGCGGGACCGCGGTGACATCGGTCGTGTCCGCAGCCGACGTCGCCCTCAAGAACCTCGTTTTCGCGTCCGGCCACGCGGACGTCGTTACCTGCTTCGGTGTCACCGCCGTCGGCGCGCACTTCGAAGGCATCGAGTTCGCCGACAACACGACCGACGAGAACTTCCTATCATGTATCAAGGCGACCGGCACGACCAACAACGAGGCCGACGGCCTTCGTGTCATCAACTGTCGCTGGACATCGCCCGACGCTGGCGGCCTGGAGATGATCGAGCTGAACGCCGACGTGGCTGACCTCGTCGCCGCCGGTAACGTTACACTCAACGACGCCGCCACGGCGAGCAAGCTGATCCTGTGCGCCACCGGCAAGGACTTGCAGCGCTGCTACGTCGTGTGGAACTACGTATCGGCTGGCAACACCGCCGGTGACCTGCTTATCGACAACGATACAACGGCCAACAGCGGCATCGTCGCGCACAACCGCGTCGGTCACCATGACACCGCTGGCGAGGCCATCGTCGATGCCGACGGTGTCAGGCAGTTCGACAACTTGGGTACCGCGACCGATACGGCATCGGGCTACGTGCTACCGGCGATTGACTCGTAGGCGACGGCCCGACGGCTCGACGGCCCGGCGCACGCGCCGCTTCGACGGCGCGCATCACACAGGAGGCGATGTATATGTTCAACGAAGCCGAAACCAACGACGTGCTCACGAAGGTCCGGCGTACACGCAATACGTCGGATCGCGGCGAGATCACGTCCAAGTCGTTCCGTTACATGAGAGTGCAGGAGCAGCAGGCCGCCGAAACCGAACTACTGAACATCGAGAACCGGCTCAACGAGCCTGAATGGGTGCAGTCGCGCATCACAGGCGAGGGCCGAAAGTCGCTGGTTAACCGAGCGCGCATACTACGGCGCGATCTCAACGAGTTAGCCGTACCGACGGATCTCGCTGGCCCTGCGAAGAACGCGCTGTACAAACGGCTGTTGCACCTTCGCGATACGATTCGTGAGGATATGCCGCCGCACGAGATCATGCGGCGTAACCCCGCCGGTGCCGTCGATTGGCACACGCGGTGGCAGAACAAGAACAAGGATGCGATTCTCGAATACAAAAACATCGTTCACGCGCTCAATCCTGGCGATACGTCGAAGGATATCGCAAACATCGAACTCATTCGCCCGTCGATGTTGCAGCCTGGGCAGTCTACGTTCATGGCCGACGCGCAGATCCCTGGTCACATGGCGTACACCAGCGTGCCTGACGAAAACTGGGAGCGTACTTTCGGCCATCTGCACAACCTCAATTCGCCGTTGGAGACGGCTGACGGCCCGTCGCTGGACGAGATCACCGAAGCACGCGACCGCGACGACGATGGCGCTGTCGCCGTTGAGGGCAACGCCGTGTCGATCATCGCATCGGAGATCAAGGCGCTTGGCGCTCGCATGGAGGCGTTGGAGAAGCCAAAGCCCAGACCGAAGCGGGTCATGCCGCAAGAGGAACGCGAACGTCGTAACAAGATTCTACGCGATGCTCGCGCGGCAAAACGGGTTAAAACGCTCAACGAAGCCGCCGAGTTGAAGGCACGTGTCACCGGTGGCGCCGACGTTGACAGCGACGTTGACGATGGTGCCGACGTGCCTGACAGCACGGAATAGGAGACGTCCATGTCATACCCGTACATATTCTCAGCGACATTCGACAACGGCGCCAACGGTGAGTGGGACAGCGAGGCCGACACCGGCTCGTTGCTTGATTTTCCACATTTCACGACGCTCGCTACACTCAGCGGCCATCCAACGCCGTATCGCGGCGCGTACGTCATGCGTATCACGCCTGGCGACACCAACGACCACACCGTTACCGAGGGTGACATCAACATCGGCGACGGCTCGACCGGATGGGTCCGGTTCGCCTTGTACGTCAGCCCTAACTTCGCCGCCACGTCCAACGACATCTTTAACTTGTTTGAGTTCCAGCAGACGGGCGGCACCGTCGAGGCGTGCCTCAGCGCGCAGATCACCGCATCGACCGACGTCGTAGACCTCGGTATCGCCGATGGTACAGAGTCATCGGCGTTCCAGGCGACGGGCATCAGCAAGGGCGTTTGGCACGTGATCGAACTGATGCTGACGGTGAGCACGAGCGACGCCGGTGTGTTTGACATGTACCTCGACGGTCATCGGGTCGCCAACCTGACGTCACTGGATCATGCTGCCGCCGTCGGCACCGGCGTCCTTGGTACGCAGAACACGCTGACGACAACCAGCACTGGATACCTGTTGTTCGATGCGTTCGCCTTTGACAACCTACGTGTTGGCGTCGTTGACCGTTTTGCCACGAACCGTCTCGTCACGTCAGCCGTCGCCGAGAACATCTTCGTCGGTCCTGGTCGTGTCGACAACGTCAAGATCCTCGATGGGGGCACCGGCGACGTCGAGATCGAGCTGTTCGACGCTGATGTGTATCACGCGAGCCTTGAGCCGGTGTGGCGCGGTCGTACCATCGTTGCGAGCACCGACGTAGACGCTGCCGACGTTCCAGTTCGGTTTCATCGCGGCTGCTACGTGCGTGTCGTCGGCGGGACGTTGCCTGGCGTTATGGTACGCATTGGCAGAGCGAGCAATTACAGCGAAGGTACGATGAAGAGCTACGTTAGTCGACGGTCGGCGAGTCTCATCACGCCGTAGGGAGCGTACAGTTGGCAACCGACACACAGGTAACGACGTTCAGTGACCTCCGTACGGACTTCCTGTTTCGATTGCGCGAGGCGACGGGCGTCACCGACACGAACACCGCCGCCGACAGGTTCCTGAACATCGCGCTACACGATATCCACGTCTCACCGGCCAACAGTGTGCCGTGGGCCGAGCGCCGCGCCTACCTCAACACGCACGCCGACTACACGACCGGCACCGTCGCCATCGACATCTCGACGTCGCGGACCGCCGTTACAGGCACGTCAACGGAGTGGGACACCGCCGTCGACACGATGGGGTTCAACAACGCGCAGGTCGGCGGCAAGATGCGGTTCAACGGTGAAACGGACGTCTACGAGGTCAGCGCCGTCGGCAGCGATACGTCGATCACGTTGTCGCACCGGTACGTGGGCAGCGCGGACCTCAGCGGCGACACGTACGTCTACTTCGAGGACGAGTATGCGCTCGCCAGCGACTTCTTCAGGATGGTCGACGCGCGGTCGTTCAGTCGCGAGTGGAACATCCCGTTGATCGGCAGACAAGAGTTCCGCAGGCTGTACCCGAACAACTACATCGTCGGCAAACCGCGCGTGGCGACGTTGATCCAGTTGGCGTTCAGCGGCGACACCACGCCGCGCCATCGCGTTGTGCTACATCAACCGCCCGACGACATCTATATCATACCGTACGATTACATCACGTCGAACCTCGCCACGTCGACGAGCGGCACCGAGCAGACGCAGATGACCGCTGACGCCGATGAGCCGATCCTGCCGCTGCGATACCGGCACGTACTGTCGTACGGCGCCTTGTATCACTGGTATCGTGATCGCAAAGACGACAGCAATCGTGCGCAGTTGGCGAAAGCCGAGTACATCGATCTCATGCGTCGGATCACCGCCGAGGTGGGTGCTGGCGCCGTCGCCGACCGGCCACGATTCCAGCCGCGCAGCTATTTCAACCGGCGGTTGTCGACGCGGCGGGGCAGCCCACGGTTCAGCACTAACAGCGAGTTCGAGAACTTTGAGATCTAGCGACGACGGTGACAGTGACGGCTATGATGATGCGACGACGCAATGACGACGAGACGGCATCGTGATGGAATGGGCGAAATTCGGCGTAAGCGTCATTGGGTTGCTTGTACTGCCGTTAGCGTGGTTCGTCTGGAGGATGCGACGCAACGACATCGAGCACATTCTGGCCGAGAAGCGTTCGAGAAACGACTGGACACCATCGAGAAGAAGTTATGTGAAGACATCATCGGCGTACATGCCAAGATCGACGAACACGTGACCGACTGACACCGACCGACGACGTGACGATGGACTGACGATAATGCCCAGCCAGATACAGCCGACAGCGGTATACGACTTCCAGGGCGGGTTCGCCACCGACCTCGCGCAGCAGGTGCGGTCGCTGACGTTCCTGACACGCGCCGAGAACGTGCTCTACGGCGTCAACAAGGCGGTACGCAAGGTCGGCGGCAGCACGCGTCTCAACAGCACGACCATCACGTCGTCGCCTGACGTTGTTGGCATGTACGACTTCTGGGTCACTGGTACGGGCGGTACCTTCACGCAGTACTTCGTTGCTGTGACGGGCAACGGCAAGGTCATCAACTTCGGCACCGGCGGCACCGAGTCAGACATCACCGGCGCAGCGTCGATCACGGCCAGCACGATACCGGTGTTTGCACAGATGGGCGACTTGTTGCTGATCTTCACCAATGACAACGACACACCGCTCAAGTGGAGTGGTAGCGGTGATGTGGCGAGCATCGGCGGCAGCATACCGGCGGGCCGTGGCGCGGTGATCCACCTGAACCGTGTGTGGACCTGGGGCGATAACAGTAACCCGTCAACGATCACGTACGGGACGGCGGACGACCCCGAATCGTACACCGGCGGCGACAGCGGCAGCATCATCATCGACAACGACGATGGCGACCGTATCGTCGGCGCGGTATCCCACAAGGATCGGTTGGTCGTGTTCAAGGGGCCGAATCGCGGCAGCATACACATCATCGAAGGGCGTGCCGTTGCCGACTTCCTGGTGACGCGCCTCACCGGCGGCATCCCGTTGCAGACACACAACAGCATCGTCGAGGTCGGCGACGACATCTGGTTCATGAGCGATCGTGGCATACACTCGCTGGCGGCGACCGAACGGTTCGGCAACTTCGCGAGTGCGGACCTGTCGCGCTTCCTGACGACGTTCTTCGCTGACAACATAACACGTACCAACCTCAACCGCGTTTGGGGCGCAAACTACACGCGTCGCAGTAGCGTGCTGTGGTCGCTGACGGACGTAGCCAAGAGTGAGCCGGACCTGTCGTTGGGCATCTCGTACATTCTCGGCGAGGAAGAGGGTCTCAAACCGTTCACGTGGACTGGCCGCAGTAACATCAGTATGGCGATCCGCAACCATCCGACGACGCGCGTCAACGAGGTCGTGTTTGGCTCGACCGACGGGTTTGTTAACCGGCAGGACGTCAGCGATCGCAACATCAACACGTCGACGGCGTACACGATGCGCGTCACGACGCCGCAGCTAGTGCTGGCGCCAGCGAACCCGCGTGGCGACCAGCCGGTCGACCTTCGCGGTATGTACATGCGATCGAGGCCGGTCGGCAACTACGACATTACGGTCGCTGTGCAGCGCGACAACCTCACCGCCGAGTCGTACACGTTCGATCAAGGGCAGTCGGGGTTCTTGCTCGGCACCAGCGTCCTCGATACCGGCATCCTCGGTGGCAGCAACCTCCAAACCGTCGTTGAGCCGAACATGGTCGGTGAGGCACGCGCCATCGGCCTCGATATCACGCAGGGCGGACTCGATCAGGACGCCGACATCTACGAGATCGGTATCGACTACGATGTCGTGGGCACGTCAACCTCGACGTCGCTAACGTCGGCATAGGAGTATCACATTGGCACTCTCACGCGTAAAAACATGGACCGCCGAGGTACTGACAGCGAGCGACCTCAACGCCGAGTTCAACAACATTATCAACAACGCGCTGTCGTTGATATCGCCGTTGACTGGCACGTTGGACCTCG